GGAACTGGAGGATCTGGAAGAAGTTGGCAAGCTCGGTTATGTGGAAGGGATCAGCAATATTATCATCCGGAAACTAAACGCCTTAGATATTTATAAAAGGCCGATTCATTGCAGCGACGGCAAACGAGAGATTATGTTCGTCAAAGATGATAATATTTGGGAAAAGGAAAATAGCACTTATGACAAACTCCGGAAAGCCATTAAAAGCGTCACTTATAAAAACAGTGCCTTACTCATTCCGTGGCGAGAGAAGTATCCCAACTGCCTGAACAACGAGCACCATTTAAATGATGTCTATGTGCAAATGCTGGGCCAAGCGATGGGCGGCAAAGAATCTTTTCTGGAGAGCGAGAATAAAATTATGAAGAAAATCGCCAAGGCCGTCTTGATTGAAAAGAATTAAATTTTATATGATAATAATGTATTAATATTATTATCATTTATTAATTATAAATTACAAACAAATCACTTTATTAATATCCATAAAACAACCCGTCGATAATTGTGGGAGTTGTTCATATTTGGAAGTTTTGAGTTTATCGCGCATCTGGGTTAATAAAGACCGCCAAGACAGTGGTTGCTTGGCTGGGCTGGCGCTCAAAGTGGAGAGAAAAGCCCACGTCATCGCGCCTTGATATTTTGCATTAATATACGCGTCCGCACTCGTTTGGTTATCGTTGCAGCCGCTGATCATAATCACATTGCCAATGGTTTCCGCTTCGTTCGAATTTACCGTGGAATTGTCATTATCTAAACTATCTAAATATTGGTATTTTAAATCTAAAACGGTGCCACTAAAACAGCAATCAAACAGTGCAAAGAGCGTTACATCCTTTTTTAAATAGGTTTGAATCAGGGCTTTTAATTCGTCGTCGACAATACCTTTTGAATCCGAGGTTATGATCATTTCATCTTTACCGCCGGCGACTTCATCGCGATTCGCGTCAAACGTGCTAGAGCCGTGGCCGCTAAAAGCAAAGAAAAGTAAATCGCCTTCGACTCCACTTTCTAGTAATTGTTTAAATGCCGCTAAGATATTAACACGGGTTGGTTTTTGCACCGTTTCATCTGTAATAATTTTTATCGCATCCGCCTCGGCACTGAAGCCGTATTTCGTGGTTAATGTGGTTTTAAGGGAGTTTACATCATTAATGCAGCCATTCAATTGGCTGGATGTGCCAATATAATTAATACCAATCAATAATGCCTTTTTCTTGGTAAGTATCGGCGGGGCAAGTATCGGCGGGGCAAGTATTGGCAAAGCAAGTGTCGGCTTTGTTAATTTAATTAATTCTGCTTCATAGGTTTTTTTTAGGGCCGCGAGAGCGGTTTGGCATTGAGCTTTAAGTTTATTAATATTACTGGTTTTCGTGGCATTCGGTAGGCGGGTTTTTAATACATTCCGAATAAGTGTATTATAATAATTAATCGTATTGGTTACACTAATTTTATAGGCACTTGTAAGTTTGGCAACGGTCATGGTCATTTATATATAATACAAATATTATTATTTATTTGTATTATTATTCTTCAAAAAAATCACATACTAACTCATTATAATCATTCGGAATAGTTTTTTCAACGGATATGTTATCCCGCGCCCACGTCCCACATAATTTTATATTATTTCCCCTATAATCTCCTCCACCACGGCCATTTCCTTCCGATATTAGTAACGGCAAAGGATGAATTATTAAATTATTTTTATTTTTCGGACAACGTTCTTTATCTACATATAACTTTTGTGAATGATTTACAATATAACGATAACTAGATGTATCGCGTGTTTTTGGGCATTGAAACAATCCATTATAATTATTAGAGACGTTTGTGTATAAGTTGTCTGCTTCATTGTTTTCTTGATCAGCATAATCTCCTGCCCAAACAATACGAGACATATAAAACATTCCTTCGGGACTAATGAGATGTTCAATTGCTTGAACGAAATTATTTCCAATATAAGAATGTTCCGTTAGTTTTGCACCATTGCTATAATTATGCGGACTCGTCCACATACGAATTATTTCCGGCGTTCTTTTACTATCAGATAAAATAATTGCAAGATAATATTGACCCATATTTATATATATGAATATATTTCTGTATTATTTGGATAAAATGACGGCGTGGTTAGATTTTTCATGGTTTATTAAAAAAGAAAAAAAAGAAAATGAGAGAAAGGCCGACGACTGGGTTTATGAAGGTTGGCCTTATGCGATTGATCCTTTATTAGATACCGAGCCTTTATTGTATAACAATCCGCTGCGCTAAATATTCAAATCTACGCCGCAAATAATTTTATTACATTAGAAAAGTGAATCGTCTTTTTCACAGCGGCCAGCTTGATGGTTTTTAAATACTTTTCTTTCTGTTGACAAATATCGGTCAACAAGGCCATGTCTTCCACTACATTACCGGTTAATTTAAGCACCATCTCATTAAAATAGGTGTCAATATTTTGGCACCCTAAATAAACCGGCACCGTATTACATAAGAGCGGGTTCATTATTTTTTCGCTAAAATAATGTGGCGTAACACTATTCTCGATGGCAATATGAAAGTGATAATCGTTATAAGGCTCATTTTGTTTGAAATCACCTTTTAGGCGCGAATCCGCGATTTGTGAATAATGCCTATTACATCCGTTCCCGTAAATATCAATAGGTAATTTCGACTTTAGAATCTCTCGACACAAGGTGTGGCGGTATTGATGGCCGGGGGCGAACATTTTATGCGAGACCATAATGGACATGAGTTTCGGTTTGCGAGGCGGCGAGTTGGGCGGCGTTATAGTATGCCACATATAGCCAAAGTATTCAATAAAGGGTTGCGGTAAATCTCTCTTCTCACCAATTAAATACTTGCCAATAGATTTCTGGGCATACTCGATAAATTGTTTGGTTAAACCTAAAAATATCAGTGGTTCGCAAGCCAGGCCAATGACATTTTCCTTGGGGATGGTTAAAACCGGCATAGCCGTATTTAAAATAATCGCGTGAGTATAGTTGTCCTCATTCGTAAAGGTATAAGTTTTATTTAAAGCGGGATCTTTTTGCAAGTCCGAACAGCGCGTAAAATCCTTGACACAGGCATCGTGTGTGCAAAAGTTTGAAAAGAATTTAATGCGTAACATTTTGTAGAAATAAAGGCTTTTATATTTATATCGTATTATGCCGAACCTTAATCTTCTTAAAATCACCCACCGGATCTTTGGCTTTGATAAGTTTATTGATAGAATACGAGAGAGAAAAGAAATAACAAAAAGAAAAAAAATATTATTTAGACCGGCGCCCATGCCGGTAACGAGAGAGTCGTTTATATCGAAGGAGTTATATTATTTTCTTAGACGGGTGAGCTGAATTGCATATACTTACATAGTTCTGCGTATATCTATCTACATATACATATTATGCCAACTCCCTGTATCCACAATTTTTTTAATGAGTTTATCCACAATCTCAGGTGTCACTTGCATGGGAAATTCCACTTTAATTGACATTTCGCTTTCGAAGATATTGGTGTCGGGCCGCATCAGCCGATACAAGTTCAGTTTGGTATAAATGATCTCCAGGCACCGCTTGAGCGTCCGCACACCGTCTTCTTTGTCGGTATAGTTGCTGATAATATAATGTAACGTTTCCTCGCTGATAGTGATGTCGGTCGTCTGGAATTTCACTTGCTCGCAGATCTTGGGCAAGAGATACTTATTGGAAATCGTCGTCTTTTGCTCTTGGTTATACCCTTGGGTTTGGATGCGATACATCCGGTCCAACAGAATCTTATTGACTTTGCTCTCGTCGTTGTAGCTGAAAATGAAGAGACAACGACTCAGATCGAAATCGATTTCCGAGAAATACCGATCGTGAAATTGGTTGTTCTGAGCTGTATCGGTCAAGTGCGTGAGAATTCCGGCGATCTCTTCGCCCTTGGGCGTATCACTGATTTTATCGAGTTCGTCGAAATAGATGACGGGATTCATACTCTTGCATTTAAGCAGCAGATCGACGATTTTGCCCCAGGATGAGCCCTCATAAGTATACGAATGGCCTTCGAGAAAGCTACTATCCGTCGCGCCGCCGAGCGCAATGAAGACAAAATCGCGGCCCAGAATTTTACTGATGCCTTCTTTCACTAAAGTCGTTTTGCCCGTGCCCATCGGACCTTTAATGGCAATGGCCGTGCCGATCGCGCTAGGGTTAACGATCCACTGGCCAACCATTTGCATGATCTGGAGCTTGGCGTCATTTAGCCCATAGACCGCTTGATCTAAAATCTGTTTGGCGTTGTCCATAAAATCGTGGCATTTTTCCACACCATCCGCGAGTGTGATCGGCAGATTTTTATACTGACCGAAGGGGATTTGCATGAAGGTATCGACCCAGTTTTTCATCTTGTAGTAATCGCCGCCGCCCGGCTCCATATTCCGCAGGGAAGAGATCTTGCGATAGGCGATGGCTTTATACTGGGAGGGAATAGCCGCATCGAGCAACGACAGCCGATACGGTTTAGTAATATCGTTGTGTTTTTTGATTTCTGAAATTTGTTGCAGGGCGTGTTCTTGCTCTTGCACCGACATCTTTTCGTTAAAGTATTGCAAGTCGTTCATCACATCACGCTCGCGTAAAAGAGTTTTGAGTTTTTTCGTATTTTCAATCTTCTTTTTTTTGGATTTCAGTTCTTCCTTTTTCAGGAAGCGTTGCTCTTTCGCTTTGAGGTCATCCACCATTTTTTTGATAACGGGGTTTGATTGCTCGGCGGGTGAAAGCGTTTCATACAAACTCTTCATTTTCGTGAAGGCCGCTAATTCGTCGGCGACGGTATCACCTTTTTTTTCCTCTTTCTTTTTTTTATTTTTTTCTTTTTCCGTTTCCGGTTCCGGCTCCGAATCACCGTCGCTATACATTTCATCATACAAGGCTTCGGTTTCCGACATATATTCGAAACCATCGTCTTGGCGCTGATCGGCCATAATGAAAGATATATTAAAGTTTTTCATAGGATTTTTCGCACCTTTTTTCGAGCGACGGTCGGTGACATTAGCATCCAAATAATCGTCATCGTCCTCCTCCTCCTCCTCTTCTTTCTCTCGCCGTGCTTTCTTAGGCGCGCCAGGGCATTTTCGGTTCCCTGACTTTTTATGTGCCATGGCGACCTTATCATTTATATATTTCGAGGGAAATAACTCACTCAGAAATTTTTGATATTCGTGGTGTTCTAATTTTTCATCGACTTCTCCTTCGTCGCCCGAGGCCGTATAGTCTTCATCCTCATCTTCGTCTTCCGTTTCCTCTATGTCTTCTTCGTCACTTGCGTCTGTTTCACTTGCGCCTGTTTCACTTGCACCTGTTTCACTTGCATCTTCCTCACCTGTTTCACTTGCATCTGTTTCACTTGCGTCTGTTTCACTTGCATCTGTTTCACTTGCATCTTCTTCCTCATCCTCCTCGTCTTCCGCTTCATCGTCGTCATCCGACGATTCGTGCGGTTTCTCAACGGGCAGTTTAAGCGCGCTTTTCGCTTTTATATTATTAGCGGCCGCTTTATTATTATTAGTGGCCGCCTTCACGGCCTGCGCCAAACGCGTGTTGTATTTTTTCTGAGAGTTATCCGAAGTCGACATGATGATGGTTTGTAGTTGGTTGGTTTAGTTTTCATTTTTTATATATTCTTATTTCAATTTTTTTTATAAAAGCTTTATATTATTCTCGGATGAAAGCCTTGACCGAAACTTCCGTTAAAAAGAAGTTTTTCGGCAAAAATGATAAAAAGCTCTCGATGGCCGGCTTAGTTTGTATTCTCGTGCCTTTAACGCCCGCCGCGAAATTAGAATGCGATAATATAAAAAGTAAACACGCCGCGAATATATTAGTGCAAATTGAAAAAGAGTTTAATTTTGCGGCGCAATAATAAAGCAATCAATGAGCGAAAGTTTATGTATATTTAGCATTATACATAAAATTGAATTAAACCTATATAAATATTATTATATTAATATACAAGATGGCTTCTAACCGATCAAAAGGGATGATGCAAAAGCAAAATGCGACGAAAATCATCGGCATTCAGTTCAGTATTTTATCCGCCGAAGAAATTCGCAAAGGCTCGGTCGCGGAGATTACGAATCGCGAAGCCTATGTCAACAATAAACCCGCGATCGGCGGTTTGTTTGATCCGCGAATGGGTGTTTTAGATCCGGGCCTCATCTGTCCGACCGATGGTTTGGATTATATGCAGACGCCCGGTTATTTTGGCCACATCGAATTAGCCCGCCCGTTATTCTATATTCAATATCTCAGCACGATCATCAAGATTGCTCGGTGTATTTGTATTAAATGTAGTAAACTCTTAATCAGTAAGAAAAAATACGAGCACTTGCTAAAAATGTCGGCGGAAGATCGGTGGTCGGCGGTCTTTGTTTATGCGAGCAAAGTCAAGCGGTGCGGCGAAGATACCGACGACGGCTGTGGTTGTAAGCAGCCCAGCAAAATTAAGAAAGAAGGGTTGTCGACGCTGGTGGCCGAATGGGGCAACGTCGAAGGACTCGGCGGTGATAATGAAAATGAAAAGCTCGTCATGACCTTGACACCGGAAATCTTATTAAAATGTTTCCGGCGCATTTCCGATGACGACGTGACTTTTATGGGCTTTAGTCCGATTTGGTCGCGGCCCGATTGGATGATTTGTCAAGTCTTGGCGATTCCGCCGCCCGCCGTCCGGCCTTCGGTTAAACATGATTCCCAGCAGCGGAGTGAAGATGATATCACCCATATTATTGTCAGTATTCTCAAGGCGAACAAAACTTTACAAGAAAAAATCCAGTCGAATGCGACCACGAATGTGATCAATGATTGGACGATTCTCTTACAGTATTATGTAGCCTCGCTCATTGATAATAAAATCCCGGGCGCGCCGCCGATGTCCCAGCGTTCCGGACGGCCTTTGAAGTCGATCAAAGAGCGCTTGGTCGGCAAGCACGGGCGGGTGCGCGGCAATCTGATGGGGAAGCGCGTGGATTATAGTGGCCGCTCGGTCATTACCCCTGATCCGAATTTATCGGCGCGCGAATTAGGCGTGCCGCTGAAGATGGCGAAAAATCTCACTAAGCCCGTGCCCGTGAATGCGCGCAATTTGAAATTTCTCGAGAAATTGGTGCGTAATGGCCCGGATGTGCATCCGGGTGCGAAGATTCTCGTGCGCAAGAATGGCGACAATATTTCGCTGCGCTATATCGATCGCGAGTCGATTCAATTGGAAATTGGTGACATTGTTCATCGTCACATGCTGGATGGCGACTGTATTCTCTTTAACCGGCAACCGACTTTACATCGGATGTCGATGATGGGCCATATCGTGCGGATTATGCCCGTCGGCGATACATTTCGCATGAATGTTAGCTGCACAAAGCCCTACAACGCTGATCAAATTTTATGACCATCAAGGTCGGCAACAGGAGGCGTGAAAAGCGTGAAACCTCCTAGTAAATAAATTGAATGTAATTGAGGCAAAAGATAATAAAGAAACAACTAGTATTATATAAAATGGTAGACTACACAACGCCGGAAATTGTCGAACGTTGTTGTTCAAAATGTGGTGAAATGAAAAATCCGGATAGAATTGTTCGAAATCGTAATATCTGTAAAGATTGTTGCAATAAAAAGAGAAAGGAGACCTATAAAGAGAAAGTAGTGGATGCATCTGAACAAAAGACGTGTTTTGAATGCAATGTTACAAAACTCGCTACTTTATTTGTTAGAAAAGACTGGACTCTCTGTATAGATTGCAATAATAATCGACGACGAAAAGAATATCAGGAAAATGAAGAAGTTCGTAAAAAAAAAAGAGAAGAAGGGATAAATTACAAAAGGAAGAAAAAGGCTATTAGAGACGAAATTAAACTTACCAATCTTACAAAATTGGAAGAAGAGATTGGGGCGGACAATA